TTATATCTGTTCCAAGATAGATCAAAAGCTGTAATGTTTACGTTAAAATTAGATAAATGATTGATTTGTTTCTCTGAAACTAAACTATTTAACCACCTCTTGCTCTTGTTAGCAGAGTCCGATGTTTCAATCTCCCTCATGAAATCATCAGCTGAAGCAATTGCCTGGTTCTTGCTGCCAATAGCAATTGTTCGGATTTTACCCCTGGATTTCTTTACAATCGCTATAGATGTATCATTAACAGTAGCAATAAGACCAAAGCCCTCAAAACCACAAGCCATCATCATAGATCCATTCCCACACATATCGATCCAACGAAATGGAGATCTATCGATTAGCTCCACTTCTGTCATTTGAAACGTAGTCATGATCTCTTCATTGCTCTCAGAGCCAAATTCAAAGCCACACATAGGGCATTCTCTGACATTGAGTGGTACTGTAGCCTGACAAGAGGGACAAGTCTTCTGTGGAGCTTCTCCTATCTCTGATGGATCCCTACCATCTAGATCCACTGTTTCATCAATAGAGCCATGTGTTAATATGCTTGTGCCAAAATCCAGAACAATACAATCTTTTTTGATGATGTTCGGATATAACTCTGGATCTATAGTTCTTAGACCCCGTCCGATCATCTGAACCATCGTTGATTTGTATGAACAAGGTCTTGTTAAAACAATACAAGACACTGGTGGTGCATCAAAGCCCTCTGTTAATACAGCCACATTGACGACAACTTGCGTATCCCCGAACTCTAAATCTTTCAGTATTTGCTTTCGATTATCTCTTGGTGTTTCAGAAGTTACAATATTCGCTTTAATTCCTCTATTGACAAACTCCTCAAGCAAATCTTCTGCATGAATAATTGTAGAACAAAACACAACTGTTTTTCTGTCTGATGCCTTACTCATCCATTCTTCAACAACTTTCTGATTGATGATCTTCTTGTTCATAATGCTTTCAACAGCTGACATATCAAAGTCATCAACTGTTTTACGCACATCATTTAACTCATTTTGCACACCGACATCGACAACATAAGCCTTTACAGGAACCAGAAACCCCTCACGTATCAGTGTAGCTACCTCAATCTGATGACAACAATTCGTAAATATATCTCTTAATCCTTGCCTATCACCTCTGTTAGGAGTAGCTGTAAACCCGACAATCTCCGAGTTTGGATTGTCAGATCTTACTTTTCTAATAACTTTTTTATAAGTTCTTGCAGCTGCATGATGGCTTTCATCTATGACAAGCATATCAATAGAACGTAGCTTATCTAAGTTTTTATCTCTAGATATAGTTTGTACCATAGAGAAGATGACATCACCTCTCCAATTCTTTTGTGTACCATCAACAATAGATGTCTTGATTGAAGGATTAACTTTCAGAAACTTCTTTTTATTCTGTGAAACAAGTTCATCTCTATGCTGTAGAACAAGAACCTTTTTATTTTTATTATGCCTTTGACCCACAAGTGCAGATAACATAATAGTTTTACCTGCGCCTGTTGGGGCAACAACAATAGTATTCGAGTGTTTATCTAAAGCATTATAAGCTGAAGACACTGCAACCTCTTGATAAGGTCTTAACATCATATTTTACCTCTTTATATGGTGAGGGGGTTATACGCCCCACGCCCCCTCATCGTGGTTCTAGCAGGCACAAAGATAGCCTTGGCGCTAGATTACTTATTAGCCCAACTAGGTGCATAGCTAGTATTCGTACCTTGTTGTGGTGCTTGTTGTGGTTGTTGCACCGATGGCTGTTGCGTTGGTGGAGCCATTGCAGGCTGACCACCAGAGATATAATCTTTGTGATCCTTAGTCAATGGAGCAGATAAAACATTCTTATCCTCATAACCATTTGTGCCTTTTTGTATCCTGATACGAACACAAAGTTCCATACCATTTAGATCACCAATACCCGTGATACTGTTACGTACATTAACAGCTTGCTCACTCATATCACTTATCGATAAACCTTTTGCACTATCAACTATAGCACGAATAGTTCTCATGCCAATCTCTTGTGCCTCTGGTACGTTTCTCTCTGTCATTTTATCTCCATCAACAAAGATACGATCCCAAAACTTACGTTTATCATATTGACCACCTATGATAGTAAACTCAACATCAGCCCATTTAGCCTTTGTGTCTTTGCTAAATGTAAACCAATTACCTCTACCATACATGGCTAACTCATGATTACCACCTTGTAGTTTAAGTATGACTCTGCATACTGTACCATTAGGAATAAGTTGAAAGTCACCACGTTTATCGTCTGGCTGAACGTCATTTAAATTAAACATTAGTTGTTACCTCTTCTTTCTTATTTGCAATTTTAGGATCAATAAAATCCAACTCCTTATCATGATTTGAATGATCACTGCTTAGTTTAGCAAGTAGCTTACCTAAGTGTGGCTCTTCCAAAGTATCTAATCTGCCCGATCTATCTTTGGCAGGATAGCCCCATTCATTAAGTGTTTGACACACAAATGATCGGTAGGTTCCTGTTTTTTCATCACCTGTCATGATTGCCATAGTTATGACTTCATCAACGATTCCAGGCAGTTCTCTTCCTGTCTTAGAACCCTCTATCTGAAGTTCATAGATGGTACGAGAATATTCATCTATTCTCTCATCAAGTATGCCGACAAAGACCACATTCTTATCACGAATATGCTGTAAGTGTGTTAGCCAACTCATCATTTCTCTCCCGTGCATACCATAAGCTGCTCTAGTGTCTAGTTTACCAGACCTGTCAGACTTATTCTCTGGTTGTTGTAAGCAATACTGAAAGCATAGTCTACCTGCTACAGTAATACTATCAACAAAAATAGTGTCGTACTTAGATAAAAACTGACTTGGATCGCCTAATGTAGCCAATACACTTTCATAATGTGCTTGGCTATAGGCACTGTCATTACCTAAAGATGGATTAGCACCACCTAAAAAGCAGGCAAAATCACGACATTCTCCCCAAGTTCTAGGACGAATGACATCGATAGGCCAACCCTCAATGGCTGCATCGCCTGCCTCTAGATCCATAAATAATGTTTTGTCAGAGTCTAGTGTCCTAGCAAGAGTGGTTTTACCCACCCCACTAGGTCCCATGATGACGATCTTATGTCCTCTTTTCTCTGCCATGCGTTGCTCCGCTGATATAATTTGTAGTCCCATTATGTTCTCTCCTCATCGACTTCAATAATAACACCACTTGTAGATACAGTTCGAGCCGTACTAAACATCTCCAATAGTTCTGGTGGTGCCTCTTTATATCTTTGCTCACGAATAGAAAGCTTTTTCTCTATGTAATGCTTGGATAAGTCAGGACCTAACCTTGTGGATATGTCCTCTAATGCTGGTGTATCCCACACAACATTCTTCTTAAATACACACTTAATCTTCATATCATCTTCAAAGATGTTAGTGGTACCAAAGTCTTTACCATCTTCATAAAGCTTTTGTTTAGCCTTAGCCGAATAACGATCATAGATCTTGTCATTCAGTATTTTAAGTAAAGCCTTATCTTTTTCTATACGTGACCTGATTTCTTCACGTTGTTCAAATAAACTGTCTTTTATCATGATTTCTCCTTGTTTTAATAAAAGCTAGATATGAACAATATGGTATTGTATGGAATAAATGTCAACAAGAAAATTTATTTTTTTTTCTTATTTACGTAAATGTCTATATTATAAAGGGCTTTCATGAGTTTCTTTTTTAGTTTGAACTCCTGTGTTTCAAACCCTTTTGTATCCTCAACGACCTCAACATAGTATTCATCATTCGTTATTGTATGATTTGATTCTTTCTTATAACGAAAGTCTGCGATGTATCTACATATCTTAATATCATTAACTATGAGATCATATGGAACTTGAAGTTCTAAATCACGTATAAACATAGCTTTTTCCATAGCTTTTAACTGTCCATATCGTTCAGCTTCCCACTTGGAATCAAACTTCTTTCCATCGACAATAGTCTTCTTTGCCCCATACTTAGATCTTGACGAAAAGTATTTGGTATTATATGGTATTTTTAGTGCCATTTATAAGAAGGATACAATAATGTCGGATACAAGTAAATATAAAAGTATCGCCCTATCAGTTGATACATATAAAAAATTACAGTTTATCTGCCAAAAGGAACACAGGCATTTGAATCAACAAATGTCAAAGTTCGTTGATGATTACTATAATGCTAATTATGCAGATGAAAAAAAAGACCTTGCTAATCGTGGCGTTGGATCAATAGCGCACTAATCTAATAAACTTGCGCTACCTAATCCACCCAATAAGGAAGCAGCTACTGCTGGATTTGTAGCTGCTCTTTGTCTTATATTATTCTGTCTCATTTCTTGAGCTTGTTGTCTAATTCTTTCAATTGGACCCAAAGGAACAGTTGGTTTTGTTTGTGCAGGTTTTGGTGTTTGTATTAAATTAAATATGTCTGTCAATCCTAAATTAGTGTTTGGATCTGGAGCAGCAACATTAGGAACATTTGTTCGGGTACCTCTTTGATCACCAGCACCTAATCTAGGAATAATTTGTTCTGCAGCTTTTCTTGTTGGGCTTATTCCCTGATCTACCATCGCTTCATTTATAGCACCATTTAGGGCAACGGCTTTACTTTCAGCTGTTTTTTTTCCCATAGCTTCTTGAAGTTCAATATATTTCATAACACTTTGTTTGTTAGCTAAAAATTTAGAAGTAAAGGTCATACGTGCTAATTTACCTAAATTAGCTATAGGGTTTATAGTTATACTAGCAGCAGCTATTGCTCCCTCTTTAGTAAAATCTAAGATCTTCAGCCAATTCATTTAGAGCTTTATCACCATCCTTACCTAATATTTCTTTTATTATTCCATTTTTTTGATATCTTTTTACTTGTTCAGAAAAAGCTCTTGCAGCAGATGTGTCAGAAAAAATAGTATCATCAATAGGTTCAAGTATTCTTTCTAATGTTCTTTTCTTAATATCATTAAAAGCATCTGAATTATCTCCAAAGAATCTTTTAACTGCTTGTATTTCACTTTTAGTAATACTTGGACTAGTAAGTAATTCTACAGCTTCTTGAGGATTAATTCCAGAGGAGCTAGGATCTCTTAATTTTTGCAAGGTTCTAGATTTAAAAGCCTCTGTCGCATCAATATTGGCTTGATTCAACCTTTTAAAAGTATCAACAATTTCTTCACCTGGCTTTAAACTTATAACATTTTTTAATACATCATCATCAAGTTTATTTAAGCCATTAAACGCTATAGCTTTTGATAATTTTTCTACCTCTGCAAATTTATCACCAAATAAAACTTTACCAGTAGTACCTAAATTTGTTACCTGTCTTCTAAATATCTCTCCATTAAATTTACCTAATTCTCCTCTAGATTTAGAAAGTGCATTGTCTAAAAAAGTTCTTGCTAATGTAGATCTAGTATCATTAGGATTATCTGTCGCTCTTATAATTGCTTTTAATCTTTCTGGAGAATTTTTTCTAACAATAGAATCATAAAATCTATCTAAACTAAATTTTTCTCCCTCCTCAGATGCTGCCTCTCTGATACTTCTAATAAGACCAAATTTTTCTAAATCTTCAAATCTTTTTAATCCTGTGCGATAGTCATCCATCGCTTTTTTTCTTAGTTTAGCTGCATCTTTTAATCTTTGTTTATTTACATCACTTAGTACCTCTCCACCTCTAGGTGAATATATTCTTGATTTATCAATCATTTCGTCCATTGCATTACGAAACATTGTTAATTCATTACGTGTTGTTGGACCTATAGAATAATCAAATAACTCATCGTTTATACTTTTTCTAGCTCTTGATAATTTTGAAAAAGAGGTCCTATCGCCTAATGCATTAACGATAGAAATAACTCTTTTTGTTTGTTCTTTAAGAACATCTGTAGTTCCAAATTGTTCTTGAAGATCTTTAATCAAATTCTTTAAAGGAGCAGTGCTAAATACTTCTAATTGACCACCTGTTACATTTGCCCCACCAATTTTAAAAGATTGATCTATTTGAGCTAATTTTTCATCAATTGATTTAAATGCAGCAGTAGATCCATCTGAAAAATTTTCAAAAGCTCTAGTAATATTTTTAAGTGTTGATTCATTAATATCAAAACCTTCTTTAGTAGCTTTTTCAATATA